GCCTGAAGCTGCGCGCCGAGGCGGAACGCCACCGCTACCTGTCCCCGGCCTGCCTGCATGCGACCGGGGCCTGGAACGAGAATCTTCACGGCTGGTGCCAGCGTGATGCGGGCGCCGAGTGTCGCTTCTGCGGCGCTCCGTGCCGCTGCCTCTGCCACCGGGCAACAAGCCCCTGACCTGCGGCCATAAAATCGTTATAAAAAAGTGCGTCAGAGATCCGGGCTCTGACAGCCTATATATAAGTTAAGAGGGAGAGAGGGGGAGCCAAGGCTCCCCCGAACGACCGACAGGTCTTAAGATCTTAACGGGGCTTCCGCCTTAAGGGCGGAAGCCCCTAGACAGTTGAGGGTTTTAAGACCTTGGGGCAGCCCCCTGTCTTGCTGACAGTCGCTGCCCGATGCAGGCGAAGCGGAGCTTCGCGCTCGTTCGGCCCCGCCGGCTTCTGAGCGCCGGCCGGGGGCACTGCCAGCCCGAGGAGTTGCATCCGGCGTCCAGCGGGCGCCGGGAGGTACGCGCCCAGTAGGTCCGGACCGACCGGCGCAACGGGATATCTAAAGGGAGGGCAGCCCGGATCGGGCTGCCGTGTAGGGCTGGCCCTCCAGTTCGTGACGGGGTAGAGAAGCCCGGCATCTCGCCGGCCTCATAAGCCGGAAATCGCCAGTTCAAATCTGGCCCCCGTCCCCATTCTTTCCCCGGAAGGTAATTGCCATCACAGTTAGCCATTCAAGGGTGCTGCTTGTCGTTGCGTTCGCCTGCCTTCTGATCGCCGCCCTGACGGCGGCGGGAATCGTCGCTATCGGCCCGGCGCTGGCCTGGGCATTCGGCGGATTTGCCGCCTGGCTTCTCGCTCAGGTTTAGCAACCGCAGGCGGATGGCCGTTCGCGCCACTTAGGGAAGCAAAGGGATCGCTTCTTGACATTCAAGGTTGTCGCCGGCACTGACAAGCAGTGCACGGCCAAGGCCAAGACGACCGGGGTCCGCTGCACGCGAACCCGCCGTGACGGCACGAATGTGTGCTACTACCACGGGGCCGAGGCCCCGCACGTGAAGGCCGCCGCCATCAGGCGCGTCAGCGAGCGGGAAGCCAGCCGCCGGGCCGAGAAGTGGCTCGCCAGGCAGGGCTATGACGAGATCGAGGACCCGCTGGCCGAGCTGCTCCACCTGGCGTCCGAGGCCACCGCCTACCGCGAGTTGTTCCGCGCTCAGGTTGACAAGCTCATGCTCGCCGACGAAGTGCGGTACGAGCACCGGGCCGGCGAGCAGCTCCGCGCCGAGATGGCCCTGTGGGAGCGCTCAGCCGAACGGTGCTTGAAGGTCTACTCCGAGATCGCCCGGCTCGGCATCGCCGAGCGCATGGTCCGCATCCGCGAGGCCGAGATCGTCCTCATGGCGCAGGCCATCCGGAACATCCTCAAGCGGCTGGAACTCAGCCCGAAGCAAAAGACGATCGCCGGGCAGGTGGTCGCCGAGGAGCTGCGGGCGATTGAAGCCCCGAAGGGCTAGCGGTTGGGCACGTTCGCCGACCTGGCCGCGGTTTTCGAGAACGAGGGCCGGGACGACGACCCGGCCCGCTGGGCGCTGGAACGCGCCGACGTGTTCCTGTGGTCGCTCCAGCGCGAGATCGCCGGATCTGTGGCCCGGAACCGCAGGACCGCCGTTCAGTCCGCTCACGGCCTCGGCAAGAGCTTCCTGGCGGCCACGCTGGCCGCGTGGTGGATCGACGTCCACCCCCCGGACGACACGATGGTCGTCACCACCGCGCCGTCCCTGGACCAGGTGCATGCGATCCTCTGGGAGGAAATCCGCGGCCTCCACGACCGGGCCGGGCTACGTGGTGTCGTTCAGCGAACCGATCGATGGCTCGTTGGCGACCGTCTTGTCGGAATGGGTCGCAAGCCTCCGGACTACTCTGAGTCAGCATTTCAGGGAATCCACCGGCGCTACGTGCTCGTCATCCTTGACGAAGCCTGCGGAATCCCTCAGTGGCTGTGGACCGCAGTCGAGACGATCACTACCGGCGACGATTGTCGTATCCTGGCCATCGGGAACCCGGACGATCCCAATAGTCATTTCCGAAGGCTCTGCCAGGGAACCCCCGGCTGGGAATCGTTCAAGATTTCCTGCTTTGACTCGCCTAACTTCACTGGCGAGGAAGTTCCTCAGCGCCTCCGGGACGTTCTTACCGGCCCGGGATGGGTTGAGGGCCGCCGGGCCGAGTGGGGCGAGGACAACCCGCTGTGGATCGCGAAAGTCCTCGGCGAGTTCCCGACCGACCACCCGTGGTCGGTCATCCGCCTGACGGACCTGTACGCCTGCCAGATCGCCGCTCCCCGCACCGACGAGGAGCGGACCCCGGTCGAGCTGGGGGTTGACCCCGCCGGCGGCGGGGACGAGACGGTCATCCGGGAACGCCGCGGCATGGTCGCCGGCCGCGAGTGGACCGAGCGCTCGGACCGCCCGGAGACAATCTCCCGCCTGATCCTGCACGCCATCAGAGCGACCGGGGCCACGTCGGTCAAGATCGACTCCATCGGAATCGGGGCCGGCCTGGTTGGCGAGATGCGCAACCTCCGGCAGACCGGCGCCCACGGCGCGGACATCATCGCGGTCAATGTCGCCGAGCGGGCGACGGAGCCGAACACCTACTTCAACCTGCGGTCCCAGCTCTGGTGGGAGGTCGGCCGCCTGGCGGCCGAACAGCGGCTCATGGACCTGAGCCGGATGGAGAACGCCGACCGGGCTGTCGGCCAGTTGCTTGAGCCGCGGTACAGCCATGATCTCAAAGGACGAATCAAGGTCGAACCCAAGGACGATCTCCGCAAGCGGCTCGGGCGCAGCCCGGACAACGCTGAGGCGCTCCTGCTGGCGTACTACCAGCCGGCCAAGAGCGCCACGGAGTGGTTCGACCTGATCCGGTCGGGGTTCTGATGCCCTGGCTGCGTCGCAGCGAGGTCCGCCAGCTCCGGGAGGAGCTGGAGAAGGCCCGGGGCCAGGCCCCCTCCGGGGCACGCGATGTCTCTGCGCTGGTTGACATGATTGCCCGCGCCAGCGGCGGCGACGTGGACTTGGACCAGCTTGGCAGGCCGATCCCGCGCCCGGAGGCGTGGGATCGGGCGAAGTTCGGACCCGGCTGGCCGCTTGACCCGGAGTTCCTTGATACCCCCCGCCCGGACTCCGGCCAGCCCGAGCCGCGGATCTGGCAGTACCCGGTCTCGCACAACCTCCGCCACTTCGCCGACCGTCACGTGGCCTGGGAGACGCTGAGGCAGACCGCCGACATGCCGCTGCCCAGGGCCTGCATTCAGATCCGCAAGGACGAGCTGAGCACGCTCGACTGGGCTGTCCGCGTCAGCCCCGAGGCCGCCGAGGAGGTTGCCCGCAGGACCAGGCGGTCCAAGGAGGACGTGGCCAACGAGCTGCGCGAGCAGTACGAGGACGAGATCGCGCGCCTGACAAGCTTCTGGGAGATGCCCGACCGGCGCAACGGGCGGGACTTCGCTGAGTGGGTCGGGATGGCTCTCGATGAGCAACTGACCACCGACGCCCTTGCGATCTATCCCCGGCGCACCTACGGGGGCGGCCTGGCCGACCTCCTGCTGATCGACGGGGACACGATCAAGCCCCTGCTTGACGAGCAGGGCGGCAGGCCGCAGCCCCCGGCTCCCGCCTACCAGCAGGTCCTGTACGGGTTCCCGCGCGGGGAGTACGTGGCGGATACGGTCACGGTTGACGGCGAGCCCGTCATTGAGGGCGGCCTGACCGCAGGGCAGCTTGTCTACCGCAGGCGTGTTCCGCGAATCCGGTCCCCGTACGGATTCAGCGCCACCGAGCAGGCCCTGCTCGACACGCTGCTCTACAACCGACGCTGGGAGTGGATGCTCGCGGAGTACACCGAGGGCTCCCAGCCGGTTTCGCCGATGGAGACCACGGACTCATCGTGGACGGCCCGGCAGCTTCTGGAATTCGAGCGGCAGTACAACGACAGGTACTCCGGGCAGACAGCCGAGCGGTTCCGGACTCCGTTCCTGCCGCCCGGAGTCAGGCCGGTGAATCTCCCGCAGATCCCCGAACGGTACAAGTCGGATTACGACTTGTACCTGGTCAAGCTGAATGCAATGCATTACTCCGTGACGATTGCCGAGCTTGGGTTTACCGAGCTGGGCGGTCTCGGGTCTGCCGGCTATCACCAGGGTCAGGAAGATGTTAACTACCGCAAGGGGCGCCTTCCTGATATCCGGTGGTGGGCGAAGCTCTGCACGCAGATTCAGCGCGAGTTCCTTGACGCCCCGAAAGAGCTTGAGTTCAGCTTCCTGGGCTTGGAGGAAGAGGACGAATCGACGGCCGATGAGGTCGCGCGGAACCGTGTCGAGTCAGCACGCATGACCGTCAACGAGGACCGTGCCCGGCTCGGCCTGCCGCCCTACAGCTTCGCCGAGGCCGACATGCCGTTCTGGGGCACCGCCAGGGGCGTCGTGTTCCTCAAGGACTCCAGCAAAGCTGCCCCCGCCGGCGTGCTCATCGAGCCGGCCAGCGAGCAGATCGACGCCGACGAGCCCGGCGCGCAGTCTCCGACGCAGCGTCGGCCGATCAGCACGGCCGGCGTGAGCAAGGACGTGGAGCAGGAGGTCCGCGCCTTCCACAGGTGGACCAAGGCCCATGCCGGCAACTGGAACCGGCCTTTCCGCTTTGAGCACCTGACCAAGGACATGGCCGACGGCCTCGGCCTTGACACTGGCGGCAGGATGGTTGACTTTGCCAAGGCGGGTGGTTCCGGCCCAAAAGCCGGCAGTGGAGCGCGTGGCAGCGTGACATCCAGCTTGTCGCCGTATTCGCGCGGCAGGTAGCCGCCGCGCTCGCGACCGCGAGCGTCGCCGGCGGGCAGCTCCTGGCGCTCGCCCTCGCGCTGGCCTGGCTGACCGAGCGCAGCACGCGCGAGGACACCGACAGGTGGCTCCGCGACAAGGCCGCCGCCAAGGCGCTCTTCAAGGCCCTGCGAGCGCTCCTGATCGAGATGTGGGAGCAGGGCTACGAGATCGGCGAGGAAGCCGCCAAGCTCCTGACCGGCTACCACGGCGCCGTCCGGGGCGCCGGGGCGCTGATCGACTCGCAGGGCAGCACCTGGCTCAACCAGATCATCGGCACCCTGCTCGGCTACCTCGCCGGGATCCTCGCCGGACACCAGGACGACGACATCTCCGCCGAGGCGCTGGAAGCCGAGATCGCCACCCGGCTGGGCAATCCCTCCGCCGCCGAGATGATCGCCCAGACCGAGATCACGCGGGCCTCCGCCCAGGCTGCGGCCGACGTCTACCAGGCCGCAGGCATCCGCGAAGTCCGCTGGGTCACCGAGGACGCCCAAGCCTGCCCCGAGTGCCTGGCCAACGAGGCATACGGCCCGGTCACCTACGGAAACCCGTTCCCCAGCGGCGACATATCGCCGCCCGCGCA